CAAAGCACTTGTAAAAGGTTGTGAGGCAGTTAAAACTATCGCACCATTATCTTTAATCACACGCTTGTACTGCTCCCAGAGTGGCTCAAACGGTATGATAGTATCCCATTTACATCTAGTCGTACCGTATAGTTATGGCAGGTCTGCTAGAATCATATCAACTGACTTATCAGCGATATTTTGCATCAGTTCAAGACAATCGCCTTGATAAACTGAATTAAACTCTAGCAAACCTGCACCTCCTTTCACGGCAGGTTCTCAATCTCACTCTCCATTATTGTAACCTCTGATTTTATAAACCACTCTACTGTTGCTTCGTCAGGATATTTGTCATAACGATAGCTAAAGTCATGCTCAAAGAATATATCTAAAACTGCTTGCCCCACCCTCATACCAAGTGTTTTATTATCAATAGTATAGTGTTCTATGTGATTAAAATCTTCATTCTCAAAAGTTCGGATTAGGGTATTGTACCAGTGAAGCTCTAACTCCCCACTAACGGTCGGTAGTTTTACTACTGGGGTTGGTTCACGCTCCATATTATCATTTCCAGTGTCGGTTAAAGAACTCTTGGCTTATGTCAGTTACCTCTAAATGTGGTGGTTCGTCAAACAACGGGGGCTGTATAAACACTTCATCGTGCTGTTTTTCAGCTTCAATCCTCTCATCAATCGCTTGCTGATATTCAAGTATTCTTAACGCTCCTTGGTCGCTTGTAAGGGCTGTTGTGGCTATCATACGCAATAACGGGGTGATGTCTCTCTCTGTCCACTCACGGGCTTCTAAATGGCTGGTGAGGGCTTCACGGTGTCGATTTGGCTTCATTGTTACTGCTCGCTTACATTTACAGTTGCTAGTGCTGTAACAGCTGTAACTACAACAGCGAATAAACCAACCCAGAAGATGTCTAGCTTACCTTGTTCGCCAAGATAAGTAACCACTGGTGATAGTATGGCTGTTAAGATATATACTACTCGTCTTACTTTTGCTGTTAATAACATCTTATTGTCCTTTCTTAAATAATCTGTTCCATAATTTGCTTAACCAATTCCCCGCATTGTCTAGCAGTTCAGTATCAGCTGTCTGCTTGGCTTTTGTCTCCTCAAGCTCTTTTAAGGCATTCTCAGCCTTTTTATTGGCATTATCGATATTTGCACCCATTTCTTTTACTTGAGCTTGTAGAGCCTCTAATTGAGCCTTGGTTGGTCTAGTATTCAATTCGTTAACCTGAGCAATCAGTCGATATATCTGCCCTTGCCAATCGTCTTTAATGGCTAGTTGCCCTAGTTTTTGAGCTTCTAGAGCTCGGTCGGCTTCGGGGTCGTCCGATAAAATCTCAATTGCTCTGAGGTCGGTCTGACCTGCGAGGTACTTGTTGAACTCTTCTCTGCTGAGTTGTCTACCCCTTATTTGCTCGGCTAGTTTTACGCCGTATCGCCAATAATAATTGTCTGCATTTTGCACCACTTCGCTACCTCCTTTAAATAGTGTTGGTGGGTATATATAACCCTTTGGTGTGAGTATGTAACAATGTAAATGTCGTCCTGCTGGGCCTTTCGGTATGGTATAACCTGTATAACCCATTACTGCTAGTTGTTGACCTTCAGAGACCTGCTGACCGACTGATACCAAACTTCGTTCTAAGTGACAAAAACTCCAGATTCCTGTAGCAGTAGTTAGTCTTAATACATTACCAGCGTCAGAAGTTCCCGAACCACGTTGCTGATAACTTTCAATCCTGCCAGCTTCGGGGGCGTAAACTATCGGGTCGGGGCTGGCGGAGTAGTCTACGGCCTTAGAGGTACCATGTTGAGCTTGATTTATTCGGTTAGAGGTAGGAGACCTCATTTTACAATGTCCTGTAAAAAATAAAGTAATAAAAAGGTAAATACCGAACCTAAAATAGCTGATAAGGTATTGTGAACCCAGTTACGAGATTTTAAGTAACTAACATCGGTCTCGACATCACCAATCTTTTCATAAATTGCGTTATGTTCAAGCTTAGCCTGTTGTTTAGCAGCCTCAATATCCTTGTTAGTAGCAAAGCCAGAGATGACCCCATCAATCTTTTTAGTTAGTTCTTTGACAGCGTTTTCAACTTGTGTTAGTCGGTAGGCGATAGTTTCGGGTGTGTCACTATTACTCATATGCTTTTACCATACAAAGACCTAAGCTAGTCCTAGGTCAACAATTGAGTAGAATGCTCTGCTTGCAGTAACAAAACCACCATTATCAACATTTCTTAACACCGAGAAGTTTATTGTCTCACCGCCACTAGAAGAACTCGTAAATACTGTATTTACAGAAACAGTATTTATATACTCACTAGCTGCGGCACTCCACGTTGCCAGAACCAGTGTTGTTGTTCCGTTACGAATAGCACCCGTATAATCTCTTGCCGAAGCAACACCGTTGTGGTTAAAGTAAAACGACGCAGCAATCAGGTATTTATGAGCTGATGTAACCGCTGGCAGTGTTACGGAGGCGATATTGGTGTATGAAGTTGTAACTGGGTTCAGGGCAGACATGGAGCCAGTCCAGGTTGTTGGTGTTAGCTTATCCGCTGTTATCCCCCCAGCCAACTTCTCATTTGTGACAGAGCCAGTTTTCAGCGTGCCGTTATCGTTATGTGTAACTTCTAACACCTTTGCTACTTCATCAGCCCATTGAGTAGTAGGTTTAATTATTACTATGTCGCTCACAGCACTACCATTGTCAGTAAAGCCTGGTGCGATTGTGTCTATCTCAAGATTGCCACCGTCAACGTGCCCCTTAAAATCTACTGCTGTAGCTTCTGATATTACTGTTATTGTTTCGCTTGTTACAGGGTCTACAAATGTATGGGGCGTACCCATTGTAGCGTGAAACTTAGTGTTTATGCCTTGAACTGTATCTACTACTAATGTAGTAGCCCCAGATGAACGAACTGATTGTACGGTGGCAACAGAGGCATTACCTGTGCCATCGCTTGCTTTGAGTGATGTTATACTAGCCATAAACATATTGTAGCACAAAAAGAGGGCTGTAAAGCCCTCTTAATATTTTCAACTCTTAACTATTAGGAGTTAGAGCTTTGTAGTGTTGCGATTGCGTATTTCTTACGGTCAAGTACGAACACACCACCACGAGCACGAAGCTGTAGCTCTGAACCACCGAACCCTGGTACATCCTTGATGAACTTGCGTCCACCATTCTTAGGAGTCATCTTCTGGGTTGGTGCAGCAATAGCTCGCTTGTCAGCGATAACAGCTTTAACTGTTGGATAAGCGTCAAAATACTCATCAACAGTTTCAACAATCATCACACCTTTTAGCTTACCAATCAAACCGTTTACACCAGCTGTGTAACCCTTGTCACTACCGTCAAAAGTAGTGATGTAAGCACGAAGCTTGTCAGCAAATGAGCTTGGAACCCAGGCAATAGCCTGACTTGTGTCACCACCACCGTTAGTAACAACTGTTACAGTGTTGTAGAACTTCTGTAGCAAGCCGTTCACACCATTGTCGATAGTTGTACCGTCCCAAGTAACAATGTTGCCACCAGGTCGAGCCGCAATAACCTTAGCTAGTGCATATTCGTCAAAGTCTGGTACAAACTTCTCGTCTACCCAAGCCTTAGCAACATCAGATACAGCAGAACCAACAGGAATATCCTGTAGCTGAGTGTCCTGAATACGCAAGAAGCTAGCATAGTTGTAGTCAATAGACCACTCTTGTTTACCAAACTCAACTAGGCTTGGTGTCATACCACCAGTTGTGCTAGTCTCGTTATAGCTAGTCAAGCTTTTCGAGTCAATGTCAATGTTAAGAATGCGAACAGTGTTTGCGTCCACAGTGTTTACACCGTGAGCGTCCATGTACTTAGCAACCGTTGAGCCGTGTTTTAGACGACGGTCAAGGAAAGTTGCAGTACGAATACCATAGTTAGTACTCATAAAATCTCCTTATATATAAAGTTATTAAAAACTTCTTAATGCTTATTGTAATAATAACACATATCATTAAAAATAGTAAGTAGTTTCTAAATCATTTGTATCGTATTCTAATGAACTGACAACTGACTGACTATTTTGCTCCATTATGAACTTGCCATCTATCCAGTTTTGAGCAATAGCAGCGTATATGTACCTAGCGGTATCTGCAAAATGCGAAGCAGAGTTATGCTCTGGACCAACATAGTCACCTGTCAATGGATTGAACTTGCGCTTATATAAATTAAGCTTGCGTATTAGCTCAGTACAGGTCGGCTCGTTTATTTGAGTTTTGGGTAAATGCTGTAAAACTCTATCTATACCTATAGACACACCCTCTTTTCTAATAGTTGAGACGTTACTTATACCGTTCTGCATCATATAATCTATACGTCGCACATTATCGTTGGTGGAGTGCACTACAGCGTCCCAGGGTAAGAAGTGCCAGCCATAGTTATAGGGCTTAGACTTTATAAAAGGTATTATTGTATTCAGCCCAATCTGTGATGTCTCGTAACTATCTATAATTCGTATCACACCGTTTAAGTCCTGCCAGAATATAATAGCCATATTATCAGCACGACCTAAATCCCAAGAAGTATATACAGGATAAGCTGTATCATAGGGGTATAAGCCAATCGTGCCATCTTTCTTTTTGTTGGCTATAATATGACCATAATAACTAGCAGATGAGCTTTGACCCCAGTCAAGCAACATTTCTTGTCTAAACTTGAAGTCGTTGCCATTACGCAGGATATACCCCTGTCGTATCTTTTCTAGCTCCTCTGGTGTGGTGTAGTTAGTAGCATCTATGTAGCAGGTGTACTTGGTGCCTGTTTTATCAGCCTTAAACGCCTCGTGCATACGTCGCATTGTTTCACCGTTGATACCGTCTATCTTAGGTGTGCCAGTATAAATACGTTTACCTTTGTTACGCTCAGTGATAGGAGCTATAACATTCACAGCCTCAATCGGCATATCAGCAAACTCATCAAACCAGTATATTTTACCGTTAGCACCACGCAAGGCTTCGTAATTCGTTGCACCAAGAGCACGAAACACTGACCCATTTATCAGTGTTCGTCGCATATCGTCTACAGAGTTACTTTGACCACCAGAGGACAATAGCTCTCTTGGTAAGTGGTCTACAGTCTTAAACCCATCATCTTCGATGTTAGTCCAGAAGTTATCTAGCCCCATTTTAGCTGTAGGGTATACAGCTACAGCGGTTAAGACGTTTCGTACCATATCAGGTACAAGCCCTTCGGAGTAGATGGTTGTGGTTTTTCCGCCCCTTCTGGCGATAACCAACAATAACTCATCTATATCAGGGTCGTTGAGTGCCTTAACTATGTCTTTTTGGTAATCCCTAAGAGGCAACCTGTGTGCAGGGATATTCATGAGCTAACTACTTCTTTTTAGGGGTATAGGTCTCACCACCCTCTTGCACTGGCTTGATACTCTCTAGGTATTCTTGCTCATAAGGTGCATCGTTTTCGTATTTCTGAGCTTGTTTCTCAGCATTTTGCTCACGAGAATAAACAGCTACCATAAGGTCTCGGTCTGTTACCTCGTTACCACCAAACTTAACAGCTAAATCTTGCATAAGTTGTCGGTCTTGACGTGCCTCACGAAGTTTAGCAACCCACTCTTTACCTAGTCGCCACCCCACATCACTCTGTCGGTTCACGCCCATATCACTACTCTCAATTAGACCTTTAATTTGTGCGTCTCGACGAACATATATTGTCTCACCTGTTTTAATGTTGAAAAAATCTATACCTTTCATACTACTCTCCAAATAATTCCTTTAATGACTCATCTGCGTTGTTAGGGTCAGCCTCACGACCTGTACTACCCCCATCACCTGATTCGTCTAATCTATCCTTAATTGATGGTTTAGATTCAGGTATCTTGGGTTTATCCTCTGCTGGAGGGGTGACACTCTGCTGTGCCTGTATGTTGCCATAAGCAAGTACATAAGGTTCCATAACAAAGTCGTAAAAGTCCTCAACATCAGGGGCAGACAAGACCAGGTTCTTTTGGTCATCTATTTGCACTTGTTTCATATACTGTTTATATATTTTTTGCTGTTGTTCTGGAAATTTCGCAAAAACATCTTTATATTTATTGATAACTCTCTCTATTCCTTTGCTAAAATTAGCGTTAGTTTCAGCTAGGTTACGAGCATCGTCTTTGATTTTAGCTATATTAGTATCTAGTTTGTACTGTTCATTTAACAACCATTGTTGGGCTTCTTCGATAGACATAGTGCCGCCAGCCGCATCAACTACATCTTGAGGGCTACGAAGCTCCTTACCAGTAGCACTATCTACTAACACATTTGATAAGCCATCAGGGTAATACTGTTTCAATACCTCATCTGTAAGTGCGTCTAATTCCTTTGCAGAAGCACGCTCATCGTTACGCATATCAGATATAGCTGTGCGTATGTCATCAACAGTTAGGGGTTTAGGAGTTTCTTGTTTTTCCTCTTGTTCACCTTCTGTCTGTTGAGTTTCTTTCTCTTCAGCCTTTTCCTCTCCTCCACTGTCATTTGATACTTCGGTTTCTTCTTCTCTTTGGGTATCTTCTCCACCTTGTTTTTCAGTAGTTTCTTCCTCAGTTCCATCGGTGGTATGTTCAGCATTAGCATTAGCCTCCTCTGTATTATCGAGGTCTAAGTCTTCACGACCCATTATCTCATCAATATCATCGTCCATTATTGAATCTCCTTCAATTTTTCATTTATCATTAGTTCCATTGTGCCAATTAAAGTAACAGCCCACTTGTTATTAGCGAGCTGTTGCTCTATCGTAAAATGCTTATCATCAAGGCTAAGTCTGTCTATAGTGCCGTACTCAGCCTTCATAGCATTCAGTTCGGTAGATATTTGTTTCAACACAGATACATTAGCTACATCAGGGTCTTTAGTGCTTGAGCCACCTATAACACCGCTACCCTCGGTGAAGTTATAGTCCAAATCCTCATTCATAATTCTTATGTTACATTTTTAGCAACACTATGTAAATGAATCGTAGATGATATTACATCATAGGGGGGGCGACCACTGGTATATTCTGAGCTTGCTCTTGAGCTACGTTGATACGTTGCGAGAGGTCTGGTGCTGCCTCAGCCAAAAACTCATCTTCTACTACACTGGCTTTGGCGGCTGATGCTGGGTCGTTAGGGTCTTGGGTTTGTTTCATCACTGTTAGAGCGTCTTGTAAGTCAGACCGTTTCTGGTCAGTAAACTCGTCTTTACTAATAGTAGTGTCTACAGTTACGTCTATTTTCTTAATATGGTCGTAAAACTCATTCCAGTTAATAGCTAGAGCGTTAGGATTAGCTGGGTCATTGAATAAACCTGGCTCAACAGCCTCTATATCTTTTTTAGTTTCATCATCTACATATATCACATCATCACCATCTTGTTGACTGACATATAGGTCAAAGGCAGATAATATGTATTGCTTAATAAAGTCCTCAATAAGATGGGTTATCTCTTGGCTGGACTCATCCATAGCCATACGCTGTGTCTGAGCGCCTACACCAGTCTTAGATGTACCAATAGCACCCAAGTTAGCACTAGGGTTATAGCCAAGCATATCAAGTATCTGCCCCTTAATCTCTTGTGAGATGTTGGGGTATTGTTGGCTAGTGGCTGTGTCTAGGGTTAGTAGGCTCACTTTAGCATTAGGGTCGGTAGTTGTCATAACGCCACCAGACTTCAGTGCTGTGGCACCTGCGAACAGCCCTGTCTTTACGATGGTTGGGTCACTGTTATATAGCCAAGTAGCTACCACGTTTTGTCGTAGTGCCATCATAAGGTTCTGGTTAGGGCTGGCGAGTCGTACTCGACTATCACCAAAAGGCACTAACTCAGCAGGGTCAATAACTAGGAACAATACTCTTGGATAACCAAACTTAGACCTGTTAGGCACTGTACGAAGTTCCTGTGTGAGACTAGGGCTAAAGCTAATAATATCTTCTTCTATATCAGCGGAGTAGCGAGTTACTACTGTATAGGTATCTGCACCGTCAGGTATACTACCAAGCTGGCTCGGTATTAACCACTCAGCGTATTCACTAGCTCCAGAGCCATCTGGACCAGCGTCAAGTAGTGCCTTAATAGCCTTAGTGTTCCATGTCGTGCGAGGGTTATTCTTCTCTCGGTTGTAAATCTTTTTGAGTTTAGATGGGGTGTATTGTGTCTTTACATAATGATAGCCAGATAAGTTAGCATCTTGTACCCCTGGTTCAACGCCTACATCGCTAAAATGTATCAAAGCTGGTTGTATACCATATTCACCATAAAGGCTGGTAGCTTTTACCTGAAAAGCGTTAAAGCCTCGTGATAACGCACCTCTACCACCTAATCTGAGCAGGTTTACAAAGCCCTTACCAAAAGTTATTGGATTAAGAATACGGTCATTAACGATAAATCGGCTTACATATGCCTCTTTAGTCTGCTTAGAGCCATTGATAGCCATACTAATAACTGGTGCTTGCTTGATAGCTCTACGCATCTGCTGACGTGTAGCGCCAGCAATAGTGGTATCACCTACATTAGGTTTCTTGCCAGAGCCACGAGGGTATTGTGCATTAGCTATGGTATCTAAGTCTTTGAAATCAGTAGTATAGCCATATACATAATCTTTTGACCGTTTCCATTCTGATATTAAGTGTGTAATGTCTGCCATAAGCCTTATTATACTACATCCGCCACTACACCTATCATAACACCCTCAGGAGCAACTGCCACTAAATCAAATGAGGTATTAGACAAATTAGATGTAATACTTATTTTATATTCATTTATTACTGGATTAGGTGTACGGACTCTAAAACGACGCTTAACCTTAGTATTAGCGTTAGACTCACTGGCACTTGGTATCTCAGTAGACCAATTTATCACTCTAGTGTTCCAACTACGCCACAGGTTACGAGGGTTGCTCCATCCACCTAACAGGTTGCGTGATGGTGCCCCATTAGTGTAAGTCTTAGTTTTAGACTTTAATTTACCTTTTTGGTTGTAATACGACACCGTAATGTTTATCGTACCTATAAACTCAGCTATGTAAAATACGCATTGGTTCATAGCGAAAAATGAGTTCTTCTGTGTATTAAACGGTATCAAAGCACTGTCTATATTCATTGGAAACGGTAAAGAAGTACCATCAGGAGCATCATCTTCTGCAACATAACCCTCTACTAATTTATAGAAATACTTACCATCTCGTATATAAGCAAAGCTATCTCTGTCTGGTGGTGATACTGTACCAACCCAATCAGCATTTATATCCCAGATATACCATTTAGGCTTATCTTTATTAGTTAGATCATATACAACTATCTGATTATTATAGTTAAAACCTCGTGTTGGCATTGTAAACATAATCAAGTTGTTCCAGCCAGTAGACACAATCATGTCAAAATTAGCTGTCTTGATTGTTTTATACGTAGTGTTTATAGCTTCTGAAACTATGCTTGGGGCAAGCACGTTCTGTAGATTAGCCTCAGTTTTTATAGAAGTTATACCCTCAGATGATGGGAATAACAGCTGATTGAGGTATGCAACAGTACCATAAGAAGAATACACAGCACTAGCACCAGAGTTAAGGTCGTCTGCGCCCCAATAAGTAAGTATGTTATTGCCATACGATAATGTTTTTTGAGTAACTGTTTGTTGCTTGGACACACCCTCTGTGCCAGAGAATAGTGTTAGCAACGAAGGTATGTTCTGGTTATTACGAAAACCTACAACAGAGGTAGGGTAGTAGTTAGTACCTAGTAGCAGTTCTAATGTCTGGGCATCACCGCCAAACGAGATGCCGCCATTATCTAAAACCACTGGGAAGTATAACATATATGGTGAGTCAGGATTGCCATACAACACAGGCACATTATCTGCCATAGTGCCGTTCTTAACCTTGACTCCTGCCGTAGTATTGCTTTTTGGTGCAGGAAACAGAGTAATAGGTATTTGACCGTCATCTACTGTCGTAGTGTCGCCTATAGGTATGTTAGCTGTGAGGAGTGTGAAGTCTCCTGCAACTGGTGTAGAACCTTGCAAAGATACTGCGATATATAAGTTACGGCTGGTAGCTCCGACTGGTGGGGTGTCATTAAATGTGATTGTTAGAAACTCTGTGCCGTCATTCTTCCACGAACCACGAGATTTATTCACTGTTGCTGATAAGATATTACTTATGCCAGTTTCACCACCGCCATCTGAGTTATAGGTTATACAATAATAAACTGTTATACCACCACTAGACAACCCTGTGCGAGCATAAGTTAGCGTGTTCACAGGGTTTACCACAGACGTAAATTGATTCATCGTGAAATCAGATAAGTCAATATATCTAAGCTGGTCCACACCATTCATGCAGAGTAGCCAATTGCCAGTACGCAAAAAAGTCGTGATAACGCCAGATGTAGTAGTTATAGAGTTACTACCACCACAAGCTGTCCAAGATGTATCGTTTTCTTGACAATACCTTACTTTGCTATCATCAGCTATGAAGTGATATATCTGCCCATCATAATAAACGGTAGATACCTCACTGTTAAACGCTACCGCATCAGGTAGCCACTTACGTTTTACTAATCGTTTAGTAACATTCCCCCTAGAATTAACCATTACATTACGCCCATACTGAAACGCATTGGGTTGGATGTTATACTCACCACGCTCATCAAGCCCCATATCAAATGAGGTAATTGGTGACGGTGAAGTTATTTGTGCACCTTTGACTTTCACAGGATTATCTAAAGCCATATCACCAGATTCCGTTTATATAAGCATAGTTATCTCTTTGCATATCATCAAGCTCGTTAGTGAGGTTGTTTTGAGCAATAGCTTTTTGTAGCTCATTATTGTACTTTTGAGCAAAGCTAGGGCTTAAAGATATTTTAACTACATTGGACAGGCTAGTATTCTTGGCTACACCAAGAACAGCGAGCTGTTTGTTAGGTAGCAGGGCTATTGCACTATCATCATTACGAGCTAGAGGTGGTAGGTATTCCACTACATCTAATACGATTGTAGCACCTACCTCTTCAGTTTTAGGTGGTCGTGATAACACCACGTTACGCCCTACGAAAGTAGCTCTATCAGGTTTATCCCAAGCGTCATCTACCTGCCGTTGGTTGGGGTCAACCATTTTGAACGTAGCGATAACAGTATCATCAGCACTAATAAACTTCAGATACTTGTTTTGGTTAAATACAGGTGAGCGGTACTCATCAGGTAATGTAAATGAGTAGGTGGTCGTATCAACTATAGTGGCTAAGGTATAGTCATCCACCCTTAATTTAGACCAATATGCCTCTGTCTCAAACTCATCTTTCCATAAGTTAAAAGCTCGTATGAAATCATCTTGGAACTGGATTAGGTCATCACCAGTATCGTCATTAGTAACACCATTTATAGAGTAGTATGTGTCCTGTGCAAGGTTTTGGATTGTGTCTAAAGCGCTCATAGTTATATTATACTCTACCTGACCTTATAGTGTGTACTATGTTAGGATTCGTACGCCTAATTCTAGGTGCTGTACGAGTTGCTTCTGCCATAGATTGATAGCCCTTAACCTTTGGTGCATTAGAGCCAGAGCCAGTCAACTTGCCATATTCAGAGCTCCATTGTGAGCCTCTACTGCCACCTCTTTTGCCAGAGCCAGATTTTTTAACTGAGTATTTTTGCTTTTTATTATCACCCTTAGCGAACGAAGCTCCTGCTTTAGCCATAGCCTCGTCTATTGCCCATAGTTTTTGGTATAGTGCTGGGTCGTCATCAGCCATAGCACGCCATTCAGAAAGGGTAGTGTGCTCATATTCATCAACATCATCTACAGATAGGTTATTGTCTTTGGCTGTTTTCAGACGATTTATCCGTTCTTCGTACTCACCACGCTTCTTTTTAGATAACTCACCGTCATCATTAGCTCTAGCCATAGCCCATTCCTCACCCCTGATAGCTCCGTCTATATCACCATTTTCAAAGGACTTACGGATACCATCGCTTGATTCTGGGGTTTTACCCTCTCTATATTGCTTATCTC